TCTTTGCCTGTGTTGGCAAAGCACACAATGCCGTTGTCTGGCATTTTGCCGCCGTGCGCTTGCAACACTTGATACAACATGTAAGCCGAAGTTCGCCCACCGCTAAAACTGATGCACGTTGGCTCTGTAATTTCGTATGGATTTACCATAATCTTTTCACCACCTTATAAAATTTGCCATCACGCTTATACGAAATCATGGTTGGCGGGTTGGATTCATTCATTTGGGTAACCAAGTACGTCAATGACTCTGCGGCTTGATTAATGCCCGATAACGTGGCGTCCGATCGTTGCGCTATGTCATGTAACAATTGCATAGCTTTGTTGCCCGCATACCCCTGATTTAACACCGGAAGGTATTCTGTAATTGGGGGATCAGTTAAGCCACCATAGTAGGTAAGCGCAATCATTTCGTTGCCCGAGGCACGGCTGACGTGCTTCCTCCAGTGCCAATCTGTGATCGGCATATCAACGCCTTCAAGCCCCATGATGTCGTCATGGCGCAACACTAGTTTCTTTTCTGGCGCCGGAGGAAATGGTGTGCCGCAGTTGGGGCAGGTATGCGCCGAGATGTGGACAATCTCATGGCACACGTCGCATATCTTGACGGGCGCCTCGCCCTCGCCTGATCCACCTTTTTTTGGTGGCTGTACGTTGGTGATTGGCCCGTGCATCTCGACCACCCCCGCAAAATCCAACACCAAGCAATGATCGGTGTGTGATTTAGGACGCATCCCACGCCCTGCCATTTGTACATATAAGGACGCTGACATAGTTGGACGAAGCATAACAATCAAGTCAATGTCGGGATAGTCAAAGCCGGTGGTCAGTACATTTGCGTTTGTCAACGCACGAATATGCCCAGCCTTAAACTCGGTCAGGATTCGTTCACGCTCTGCTTTAGGCGTGTCGCCAGTCACGCAAGCCGCAGTCACGTTCTGGTTGATCAACTCTTGGCAAACGTGCTGCGCGTGTTTAACTCCAGCGCAAAAAAATAACCAGGCCTTGCGTCTACCAGAAAAAAGCAGCACTTCACGCACAACCTTGATGTTTTTGTCGGCGTTATCGACGGCAGCTTGCAGTTCCGCGTCGATGTACTCGCCACCACGCTTATGCACACCGCTGACGTCAAGCCGTTCTGTTGTTAATTTGCTACGCAAGGTTGCCAAATATTTTTTATGTACCAACTCCTCAATGCTGACTGGCTCAATCAACGCATCAAATAGTGCCGGTTTGTCGGTGATCAGACCATGCCCCAACCTGTAGGGTGTGGCGGTTAAGCCTACGACCCTCAAATGTGGATTGATCGCCTGTAAATCGTTTAAAAGGCTGCGATATCCACCCTCATCCTTGTGGCTCACCAGATGACACTCATCGATAATCACCAGATCAATGTGGCCAAGCAACGGTGCCTTAGTCCTTACCGACTGGATTCCTGCAAACGTAATCGGCTCACCTAACTGGCGCTTACCGATCCCTGCCGAGTAGATGCCCAAGGGGGCGTTAGGCCAATGCAAGCGCATCTTCTCAGCGTTTTGCACAATCAATTCTTTGACGTGCGTCAGCATCAAGATGGTAGTTTCAGGCCACTCTTGCAGGGCGTTCTTGCAAAGTGCAGCCACAATGTGACTTTTACCCGAGCCGGTGGGTAGGACTAAGCAGGGGTTGCCGGTCGGGTGCGCGTTGAACCAGGCATATAACTGTTCGATCGTGCGTTGTTGGTAATCGCGCAGCATTACCCCCCCACCTTCGCACCAAATATCTCACGCGCCTCGGCAATGAACTTATCGTCACTTGCACACGCCTTGTGATTTGCCACGATCTCACGACTTGTGAATGTTTCCCAATCGTTTACGCCGTTCTTGATGTCACCATGCGGCGTCATCCAAATGATTGCCTTGCCTTCAGCCTTATGTTGCCACGGCACCAAATCAGGGTGCAATACGTGCGCTTCGCAACCCCATTTTTGCTGAGTAAAGTCAAGATTTACGTCATACTCTGCACAATGCCAAGTGCCATCTTCGCAAGCGGTACTAGCGGTACAAGTGCGGCAGTTCACTTCCTTAGTTAGTTTGGTCTTGTGGCAAAACTCATGCGCCGCGCAGAACCTGCACTCAAACCAAGTCGGGTCTGTACTGATGGGTGGCGGCATACGGTCTGCTTTGACTAGGCGATGCCCGCGCTCTACCGCCTTTTGTGCCACGGCCTTGTCTAGCTTGACTCGTTCGGTGTAGATACGATCATCATCCTTGCAGATGGCGTAGTACATGGCGCGGTCAAGCTTGAGCCCCATCATGTAAAGCTGCATCTGCACAAAGTGTTGGGGCTTAGACTTCTTAACCCCATTCTTTTCAAGATCATCAAACGATTTCTTGCCGTGGGTTTTGATTTCCAAGACATGGCGCGTTTTGGGCGCTTCAGGCATCCCTGACTCAATCACCCCGTCCATGCTGCCTGACACATGGCAACCGAAGTCCACCCTGCTTTGGTTTTCACCCGTGCGTTGTACGTCCATGCCGATTGCGCGCAGGTCAGACACAACTCGGGACTCCTCTTCTTGGCCACGGCGAAACAAGCGCAAGATGCGCCCAGGGAACCTTTCGACCACAGCCATGCGAAACGATAGCCACAGCCACCTGTCGCAGACGTGACCCAACACCGAGGCACCCATGTGGGGTCTAGGTTCGCTTTGAATCGACTCATGATGCTTGTCAATTAGGGCTGAAATGGTGTACTCTGACTCCGGTATCTTCAATGGTATCTCCTTAGTTTTGTGCCCCCAACCGCAAGGTCAGGGGCATTTTTTTTACTCTTTTGGCAACTGCGGCAACGCTTGCGCGCGGATCTTGGCGATCAAGCCCTCAACCTGTTCGTAAGGTTGGCGACCCAACATTGCCATAATCGAATTAACTTCTGCTACGGTTAGATTTAAATCAATCACGTTTACTACTCCTTATTTTTTAACCCAAGGTGGTGCTGCTTTGGTGCTTGCTGCTGCTACTGGCGCGGCTTTGGGTGGCGCCGAGCCATTTGATTTAAACCCTTCCACATCATTAGATGCGCCGTACTGCTCGCTCTCGCGCACATCTAACTTGATCTGCAACTGACCGCCAATCAGTTGATCTGTGTCTTGAACAGTTGCCAAACCAATTGCACGCATCAGTTCGCCGAGTTGCTCGCGACCAATCTTCTCAGCCGTGGGATTGGGGTTTTTAATGTTCAAGTTGCCAAAGACAACCCTGCCTTGGTGAGTCGGACCAGTAATGTCGTACCGCACGGAAATATATTTGCCAGTACCGGCTTTAGTCATCTTGATGTCGGCACCGTTTACCACAGCGGTGTACCAACCCGCTGGCAAAGGCTCAAAGTTGCGATCGGATACTGGGAGCGCGTCTGCGCTAAAGGTTTCGTCTAGTTGTGCCATGATATTTATTCCTTGGTGATGGTAAAAGAGGGGCGACCGTTGGTGCTTGTGATTGCATCAAGTAACGGCTCGGTAATGCGTGGGTCTGCTGATTTCCATGCCGAGGCATTGATCTCTGGCTTCCAACGAAACAGGGATGACAGGTGTTCAGTCAAACCATATTCAGCAGCCAAGTCTTGCAACTTGTCTGAATTCACTTTACGGTCGAGGCGACCAACGATCTTGACCTTGTAGCCCTCAACCTCGACGTTTTGTGTGCCGTCCAACGTCTTAGCAATACCCAAGTCTGCAACCAGTTGGTCTTCGATCCCGCGACGCCACTCAATTGCGGTCTTCTCAGCGTCTTTTGCGTCAATCCATTGTTGATAGAGTGTCATGATTGCTCCCTTGCTTTAAGCATTTCGTCAGAAATATTGAATGAATCAATAACCATTGCTTTACACCTATCCCAACTAACGTCAGACCATTCAGTATTGGCAGCAAGAATGCCTTGTAGTGCTTTAGCTGCAAAATAATCGCGCAACGTCATGCCGTGAATTACCGATCCGTCTTCAAAAGAAACTGGAAACGCTGATTGGTCGTCTTTCATAATCAGCCCCCAATCTTAGAAATAATGGCACCCAAGTCCGGTGCTTCCCAAGTGTCAAGCTTGCCCGAGCGATCCTTGGCTTGCCAAATACCGTCCGAATCGCACATCAACGCACGTTGTGCCACGCCCTCAGCATCTTTCTCAACGCGTAGTGCCAACACTTCGTCAAAAAAGTAAGGCAACGCTTGACCAGTCTTGTTGCCAGGCATGGACGGCGCGTAGAGAATGCGCCCCGACTCATCAGCAGTCTTCTCACACTTCGCCGTGAAATATATATGTTTGCCAGGTATATCGCGAAACGCCCTGATAATGTCGTACATTTGCTCTTGCATAGCACCGTAAGCCTGCCTCGGATCTTTTGCAATTTTCTTCTCATGATTCAGCACCACCTCGGCAATCTCGCTGATTGAATCAAGTGCGATCGACTCAAACTGTTTTGCTTCGTCTGATTCAATCAACCAACGATACGCTTCCATCAGCGTGTCGTAAGATGACACCTCAACAAAAGGCAAATCTGCATCGACAATCGACAACAATCCACCTTCAGCCGATAACACAACGGGGTTTGGCA